TTCCTTTCATATTTGTTTACACATTACTATCACCTAAGATAGTCAATTTAATAACGTCAGGTACGTTGATGATAAGGTCATTACCATCAAGACCATAGGTAGGCTTAGAGGGGTCACGTGTTTTAATATTACCAATCTGCCAACGGACATTAAGCAGTGCTGCTTTCTCTGCTGCCAACTTATACTCTTTGCATTCGTCGCGTAATTTTAGTAATTCTTCTCGCGTCAAAGAGTTCAACGATTCTACAAGCTTTTGTATTTCTTCTGTTTGGGTTTCTACATAATCTTGCAAATCTAATATTTTTTGATTTACTTGTGGCAATACATCCGCAGGATTTTCGGTAAGCTCAAGGTGCGTTCCGTCCTCACTCCAAGCAAACGTTTTCCTTTTCCCATGAGGTAAGATTGTATTTACATTGTTAGATACCGCAGGCGACAACTTTAAACTTCGCTGATTATTATCGTCTAACTGCTGGCAGATAATCGTTAACTTGTCTAATGCGTCCTCTATAACGTTAAATGGCCATTGCTCAAGTAATTTGCTTAACTGCGTAATGGGCACTTCCCTGTAAAGCACTAGCCGCCAGCCTGCAGGCAGAATAGGCGGCCTTTCGCTCTCGGGAATCTCTGCACCAGGCGCGTAACCCGGATAAATTACAACACCCTTTTCTGCGTCAACATAATAATCCTTGCTTAAAATCTGTGTGCTGCCGTCAGGCTTTACCAGCATAACTTTAATGTCGCTCTTTTCCAGAATCTTAAACTGGTAGGCGAACTCTTTAGCCAAACCGTCGCCGTCATACGATACGCGGTTCTCGCTGCTGCTAATCATAATAACAGCCCCTTTCAGTGATTCATAAAAAGAAAACGTCTATCTAAAAAAAGATAGACGTTAAATGATTTACTTTCTTTAATTTTAGCACATAATTTTGCTCACTTTATCAATGAGTATTTGTGAAATCTTTTAGTATTTTTCTCTCTCCTTTTCAAGTTCAAGCTGTTCTTCTGGCTTGCGCTCATTCTTCGGACGACGGCCCATAATGTCCGCAAGTTCTGCATCCATAGTACCGTCGTAAATATCAATGCCGTTGAATATCAGGTTAAATACGCCGCCCGGAACGCCGAATGCCGCGCCAATCGTATAAGCAGCAGGCTCAAGCAAAGTGCTTGCGTCCTTCTCGCCTCTAGCAACGTCGCCAGCACGACGTGCAACCGTTAGGCCTTTATCTAACAGACCTTGTGTAGCTGTCAGGCGATAGCCGTAGTTTCTCATGCCGAGCAAATTCTGCAAGGCAACGTTCGAGAATTGTCCGATAGGTCCACCCATAGAAATAGGATAGTTAAGCAGCTCTTTGCTGATTTTACGATAGCCGTCCTTATCCTTTTCAAAAGGCGCTGTTAAGGAAAGCTCTGCTATTGCAACGTTCATCAGGCACGCGCCCAAGAATTTAGCGCTGACAAAAGCTATTAGGCGTTCTATCATCTCTTTCTTTTCGCCGTCGTTCCACAGCTTACGCACGATGTGATATTCTCTATCCCACTGGTTAAACTGCGTATTGAAGAAGCCCTGAAACATCGTAAAGAGTCTAAACAATTTGCTGCCACGCTGCAAGCTTGATACGTCCTGCATTCTGCTGCTGCCCAGCGTGCGACGAACAACACGGTTAGCAAAGTCTATTGCTGCCTGTTCGCTTGCACCTTCGTTGATTTTCTTCATGTAGGCCTCTGCGAATACCGGCTTCGCTGTCAGCATATCAGTGTAGCCAAGCAGCTTAGCGCCGTACTTCAACGTGTTGCGTTCAACAACATTCAAATCCTTGCGGTTCTTTATGTCATTCAAGGCCACGTCTGGCGTTTCCATGCGCTCACGCATAAAGGCGCTCTTGCGGCAGATAGCATCAACATCAGCTCTGCCCTGTCCGCTGAACGCACGTGACATAGCGCGGAAAGCATCTGCGTGCGTAAATCCTTCAACGCTGTTTCCGTATAGCAAGATGTTGCTGAAGTTCTGCGCCGCGGTCTTTAAGTTTAACATGATAGCGCCGTTCGTAGCCGTCCTGCGCAAGATGTCCGCTGTCTTAGAGAATATTTTTTCGGCCTGCGCAGCCTGCTTGTTGCTGTACGGATTAGCGCACGCTTCCAGTTGTTCACGCAGCAGACGCACATTCTGCTCACCAAGCTTAGTTTTAAGCTCTGCAAAAATCTCTGCATCGTTCAAAATCTTGCGGAAGTCCATCATAGCTTCACGATAGCAAATATCATGGATAGTATCCATAATAGGCGTAATCTCACAGCCACGGTCTAATTTAACCGGATAGTTGCCGCCAATACGTCCCTTGCTGCTGGCAGCATCTGTCCGCATCGTGCTAATACCTGCGCCCGGATATTCATCCGTAGCGCTGAGCCTGTTCTGTCCGTTCGGCGCACTGCCCATTCTGCTGTCGCGCACGAGTGGGAAATAGCCGCCTTTGAACAAAACCACACTTCCGTCAGCAAGCTTCATCGTCATCGGCGTAGCATCTACTGCCGGTGGGGCAAAGCCTTTAGTGCGGATATTTAAATCCCTGATTTGCGGATAGTAGGCATTTGCTGCATCTATACGCGCCTGCGCATATTCAACATCAGCCTTAGTCAAATATTTGCTCAAAAACTCTACAATGTTCTGGTGTGTCATTTCGATAGCCTGCTCTTTCGAGACAAGCGCTGACTCCTTAACCCACAACTTAGAGTTTTTTGCTCCCTCTGGCGGCGTGCTGCACAAGCGATTCTTATTGCCCTCATTGCCCAAATTGCAAAGCATAGTGACAAGTGTATTTTTGTCGGTACTGGTTCCGAGTTCTTCGTAATACACATCAGCGTCATGCGCTTTTGCCGTCGCTTTATCCGGCTCCCATTTCTTCAAGGCTGTAGCTAATTTGTCCTGATATTCCAACGTCATAGTAGCTTCTGCATCCGCGCAATGGCTGAGTGTGTCGTACCAGTTTTTCGTGAAATATCCGTCCGTCCAATTATCCATAGCAAGGTAGAAGTTGTCAGCGTTTCGCAAAACATTTCTATAGTCCTTTATGCTGTCTGTAAAGCCTTTAATAAAGCCTTTCTTCCTATCGCCGCCCATACGCGGAGTATATACGTCACCAAGCTCTCGCAGATGCTCCATAATGTCGCGCTTAGTTTCAGCAAAGGTTTGCTCTTTGCTCATCTTGCTCATTCTCGTGTCATATTTGGCAATAGCATAAATATTCTTCATAGCGTTGATAACGTCCTGATACTGCGAGAAAAGCAGATTCGACGGACTGGATATGTCATTGCTTTCATTCAGCACGAACTCCGGAATATCGACAATTTCACCGCATTTGCTACGCATTTCTTCGACATAGGCTAGCAAGAACTGATTATCTCCTGCTCTGTCGTAGCCTCTGCGTTTAATACCCATGCGCTCCAAAAGACTTGCTATCTGGTTGAAATGCTGCTGCGTTCCGAAATTTTCTTTCTTCATGTTGGCCATTTTCCGAATAAAACGCTGCGCACTTTTAACTTTTCCGCGCACTTGCAAAGCTTGACGGTACAACTCATGGTTAATAAGCTGCTGGCGCTTATATTCCATAGCTGCATCCATATCACCGTCTTTGATAGCTTTAACGGCGTTCGCCGCTGCCCTGCGTTCAGCCAGCATAAACTTCCTGCCATTGCCTTTAATAATATTATCAACAGTCATACTTTGAATAATATTTTTAGCAGCAACCTCTGCTCTTTGCTTCATAGCTTTAGCCATATTCATGCGTTCCTGCTTGCGCTCCTGACGGCCAACGGCTTCATCTAAGTAGCTTTCGATAAGCTGCTGCTCAAGCGCAATAACCTCGCCGCTTTCGTCGTTGTACAATGCTTCACGCGCTTTCTCTTCCGTCAGCGCACGCTCTGCGTAAATATCAGGAAAACGTGCCTGTACTGCTTCGTTGACAAAGTTACGTACCATCTGACGTTCTGACGGTTTACTTAAAATATCCTGCGCCATTTCATCACCGCTGGAATACCCGACTTCCTCAGCAATGGTTTCAAACAGTACACGTTGCTCATCGGACAAAGCGCTGCGCTTGGACATCTCCACAAGGTCTACACCTTCGGGCGTTTTTTCAAGCTTCTCTTTGAGTCTATACAGTTCATCCAGTTCGGCCTTTTTGTTTTGTATCTCTGCTTCGTATTCTGGGTTTCCCTCATACATTTTTGCTTCGGGGTCATACTCATAATAATCATTGCCAGAATAAATATCTCGTGCAATTCTTTCGAGTTCTTTGTTTGAAAGTTTCTTTTTACCGTTTTCCTCTACATAATTCCTGTACCAGTTGCCGCCCGACACTTCTTCGTCTGCCGGATGAAACACATAGCCGTCTCTTTCAAGTTTTGCCCTAACGTTATCATCGTACTTTCCGCCGTTAGCTTTCACATAGTCTTTGATGATTGTAGGGTCTATGCTTTTGCCTTCAAGCGTCCAGTATCCTTCTGCACCACCCTGCGCCCACGCGTCTCTAAGACTTTCGTTGTATTCAACAATGCTATTTTTCAAATCTTCGATAATGGGATTCAGCCTGTCATTGATAGCTGCTCTGGTATCTTGCAGCACGTCGTTGTAGTTGGGCAAGACGCTGCCAATAGCGTGGCGGTATTTACGCGCAATGATAGATGGATTGGCATCTCTGTGTACTTTAATAGGCTTGTTAGCATGAGCTTTGCCGTTCTCATCTTTAAAATACGGATTGTTCTTTTCCTTTTCCCCGCCGAAATGGTACGCCAATAAGTCCCTGCCTTGATTAACCTTATCGCGATGAATAAGCTCTTCAATCTCAGGCGTAATTTCTGCAATATACGCAGCCTTGGCGGCCCTGCGCTCTGCGTTGAAATTTTTCATCATCTCCCTTGTGAGAATATCTACAGCCTTATCCTTCGCCTTGCTTATTTTATCCAGCAAGGCATTTTTAGCTTCCGGCGGCAGCTTATTAGTAAGTTCCGACGGCAATTCATTAAACATACCGTTTAACTTAGCCTGCATCTCTATTTCTTCTTGACTTGCCAGCATACGGTCGAATACTCCACGCACATCGTCGTTGATGTCCGCAGCATTTTCGTTGCGTGCAATTTTAGAGTAAATAGCCGTCAGCCATTTTGCAAATCGTTGAAAGGCCTTGCGCAGTCCAGCGCTAGGCGCTTTACCCTCCATGATGTAGGTTTCAAAGCCTTCTGCAAGTTTCTCGTGGGCAGCGCGCTTTTCTTCAAGACTAGAACTCTTCCATTGTTCCAGCGTCATACCGCCGTACTCTAACAGTATTTTTGCGTCTTTAACCAATCTAGTATTACTAGGGTCTGCAATAGCCTCGTTAATCATTGTATCGACAAAGTAATGACCTGTCTCGTGGATAACCGTACTTGCGTCTGCGTCCTTGAATAAAGTGATAATATAGTCTCCGTTTTCCATCGGAGAAATCATGCCTTTATCCTTTAGTGTGCCGTTTATTATCGTTTGCGACTTGTAAACGTCCGCTTTTTGTGTTACACTATCTTTAAAAGAGGATTGTTGCTTAGGATACTGGCCCGCATTTGAAATTGCAGAATCCGAGGGCCTAAGCGCGTCCTCTGTTTTTTTATACTCATTTTCAGTAAACACATTGTGATTGTAATAAACAAGCTCTTTATTGTTTAATTCTCTCACGGTTACAACTACATAACGATTTTCGCCATTCACATTCAGTAGAGAATGAATATAATAAAAATTCTCTCCTGAATGTTTTTCTTTATGCGCAGCAGCTTCAGTTACAAAATTGCCGCCCTCAATAACTTCTTTAAGGTAACGCACAGCAAGCAGTTTTTCAGCCTTAGCGCTGGTAGAAGACATTTTGCGTCTGCCGCTGCCAGTAAGTCCAACGTCATTTTCAGAAAAACCCTTGCCTATTCTAATTTCACCTAATACGCTATTTTTTACTTTCTGCCCCTGCAAATTTGTTCTATACCAATTTATCGCTTTAGAACGCAAATCTTTTAAATCACGATAACTACCCAATTCATTACCTGTAATTTGAGTAGTAAAAAATTTGTCGGTATTCAGCTTACCGCTTTGGCTAAACCAACCGCTTTTAAGTGGCTTCTTTCCACCATTTTCAAACCGCAGTTTGTTTTTTTGCAGCCACGCAGCAGGATTTTCAGGACTAGCAATAATCGCCCTGCTTTCAAGCATGAGCTGCAAATTCTCGGCGTGAGCCTTGTTCATGCCTGCGGCAATAGCGCTATCAACAACATTCTTAACCTCTAAATCCAACTGTTGCATCTGCTCATCCGATACTTTCGTATCAGCTTTCAGCGTCTTGAAATTCTCTGCGGCATTTGTAGACAGGTCGCCGTCAATGTCGAAAATCATGCTATCCTTAGTCGCTTCATACAGGCCCTTATGTTCAACCATAGCGGCAGTAAAGCGTCCTCTGCTAATATCAATATCCTGCCCGTTCTCGGTCGCCTGCTCAATCTGTTCTTCCGTCACGCCCAGCGTTTCCATCAACTTCGCACCGTTGGTCTGCTGTTTAAATGCGTTCAGGTCAGCAGCCTGCACGGTTACAGTCTCGCCTTGACTATTAGCATCAATGAGCGCAGCGGCGTATTCAGGGTTCACTCCGCTCTTAGCTACGCGCTCTGCATCAGCTACAAGCTGCTCTTTTTTTACTTCGGTTACTTTTTCGCCAACCTTACGCCCAACACTCTTAGCTATTATATGCAATCCCTTAGCGCTGCCGCCAAGAATGCCGCCAAGCAACGCACTATACCCTGCTTCTTTGACATTCTGCTCCCAGTTCTCGCCCCATTTCGCCGCCATGCTTTCCGCCGTGGCATTTTTGTCCTTCGCCCAGATATTTGTAACCTGTTCCGGTAATTCTTGCAGGCCTTCGGTAACGCCTTCTTCAAGACTAGCTTTTAAGACTTCGCCCAGCTTCTTTTTTAATCCTGAGCCTGCTGGCAGCTTCGCCATGATTTTGCCCATACCAATTTTTTCAAGTGCGGCCTGAAAAGGAGCGTTCATCAAGCCTGCTAGCGCAGCCCTCTCTGCGTCAACACCCTCTTTACGTAGCTCTATATATTGGTCGCCGGCAATATTAGCGCCCATATATACAGCGCCAGCTGTGCCGCCCGTAGCGGCTGTTACTGCCGCCTGCATCGCAAGCTGCACTGCGCCCTCCGTCAAGTCATACACGAGCTGCCCTGCAGCGCTGTCAGCCTTCACTTCTTCGCGCTGTAAGTAATCTATGCCAGTCTGCAAAGTGCCGCTGAAATCTCCGTATGGACGGTAGTTAGGGTCTTCCCTTTCATGCTCCGCGATATTAGAATCTACCAATGCCTTAGCAGCGCCTAAAAGTCCGCGAACACTGCCTTTTACACCGTTCAGCATCGCTGTGCCAAAACCTCGTGTTTCTGCTGCTTCCTGCTGAGCCGTTTTTTGCTCTTCAATAAAGCCAAACACTTCCGGCGGTGTTAAATTGCTCTGTACGTCTCTTGCGTACCCGCCATTATACCAATTTTGCTTTTCTTGTACTCTTTGATTAAATTCTTTATCTAATTCTGCTAGTTCCATATCAATGTCCCCCGTTAATCAGTTCGTCTAAATAACCGCCGTTGATATTGCCGTCCGTGCCATCTGCCCAGACTACGTGATACCAATCGTCGCCAACCTTTTCGACACTAGCGATACCAGCCGCATACATTAAAGCATTATTGCCCTTTATCTGGAAATTAATATCAGGCAGCCAGTCGCGATGTTGGGAATAACTGCCCCAAACTTTGTCCGTAATGTCTTTGTTCATTTGCTCCAAAATCAATGATTCGTCAGGATTCATTCCTTTGTGCTGCTCGCGATAAACGCGCACAAAATTCTTGCCGCCTTTTATCAATCCTGCTTTTATATTTGCGTCGTTATTTTTGCCCATTACAGACTTTGCAAGGTTATTCCAGTTATAAGCAAACTGTCCTGCACCGTTCAACCAGTCATCCCAGCCTTTATCTAGTGCATCCATTTCCTTGTTTGTTGCGCCGTGATTAGCAGCATATGCCATAAAATACGCTTTGTTCTTGCCCGTAAAAGCACCAGAACCCAGCATATCTAAAAGTGCATCTTTGCCAATAGACCCCAGTTTTTCACCTCTGCTGCCGCTTGTGCTGTTTCCGCCTGCGCCATAGATAGATTTTACGGCGTTCGTATAGCTGACATACCTGTCAACGTCGCTCCCTGCCTGCGCTTCTGCCCACGCCATAGCGTCACTTAAACTTGTGCCATTTTGCAGCATACCGAAAATATCTTGCTTAATAGTGTTGTAAAGCTGTGTTTCCTGATACTGCTTAATGCGCTTGTTAGCTGCAATCTCGCGCCTGTAATCTTGGAAAATACGCTCCTGCTCGTCGCGGTTCAGAAGCCTTTTCTGCGTGCTGCCAGCTCTGCCTGTAACGCTCTTTGCGTACTCCTTGATACTAGGCTCATTGCCGTGCTGCGGCGCGTCCCAAGGCTGGCCCCATACGTCCGTAGTCTGGCCATTTACCCAGCGTTCAGCATTAGTTTCTCCGCTATACCATGCCACGGCAGCACCTTCTGCGCCGTATTTATCGTAGTATTGTCTTAACTTGAAGCGTGCAACTTTTTCTTGATTCTCGGGTGTCATCTCTGAACCCGCTGGCAAGCCTGCTTCTTGACTCCAACTAGGCCAGTTATCCGGTAAAATCTGGTACTTGCCACTTGCACCTGTACGGCCATTCTTGGCGTTGTAATCGCCGCCGCTTTCCTGAATGCCAAAAGACGCCATGAGTTTGCTGAACTCGTCGTCGCCCTCACTGCCGGAATAAGCATATTCTTTTGCGAGTGCTGCTCTAACTGCTGCTTCATCGTCGCCGTACTGCCCGGCTAGTCTTTTCGCTAAGTCGCTTTCAAAAGCTCCCTCTTCTTTTGCATAAATTGCTTTTTCAAACGCCGCACGTTGATTCGCATTTAATAAGCTGCCGTATCGGTCTAACAGCTTTCGTGAATTATCGTAATCACCATGCGTGATACTTGCGTCCACCGCGCCGGCGACAATAGCGCCTACGCTTTCTCTAGTTTTCGCTTCGACAAACTCTTTACCGCGCTTGCCGTAAATCATATCAGTAGTAAGCTTTGCTCCTTGAATGGCATTATCCAGTAATTGCCCGTCGCTCCAGTTCTTTTGCGCAAACTCCGTGTAATTCTGCATATTATTGCCATAGCGCAAATCAATCACCGCTTCATGCTGCTTCGTCTGCCAGCGGTCGACGGTCTGAAAACCTTCGCGCGCACTGTTATACATGAGATGGTCAAGTGCAAGCTGATTCTTTCTGCTATGTAATTTGATATTACCCAGCACATCCGCACGCGCCTTATCAATCTGCTCAGAATAGCTCTGCCCAATACCGGCGCTGCCTTCCAGTTTCGTATTCATAAGGCCGCTGTCCTCGTTGTACATGATGTTATAGCGGCTCTTATTGAAAATGTCCATAGCGTTCAGGATAGTTTCTTTATCCTCGTTCTCATGCTGCTGTTCAATAGCCGCTGCCCATTGTCCTGCGGCCTTTGACATAGCGGTAAGACCGCTGCCGTCAGTTCCATAGGCAAGCGCATTGCCAACGGTTTTTACAGTCGCCTGCGCTGTGCCGCCTGTATCTACACTCTGCTGATAGCCTGTAATTTTCATTCGTCGTTCTCCTTAATAGCCTGTTGTAAATAAATTGCCGTTAAAATTTAAATAGGGGTTATTCTTTTTGGCTTGATTATAAAGATTATAGCCTTGAATATTGTTGCTAGTCGGCAGGCCTAAGCTAGAGTTAGCATCTGCCCAGCTCGTCTCCTTGCTGCCAAACCAGCCTTTGTCCATGCCTTTAGAATAAATATTAGCAGAATCACCAATAAGCGTAGCAAACATCTTTTGATGTCCCTGCTTTCTGGCATTGCTTGCAGCATTATTATAGGCATTCGCTTGATTACGATAATTAACCTCATTCACATAGCTGTTCCACGAATCGTTGCGCTGCTTCTGCAGAAGGTTTATACTGTCCTGCTTATAAGCATCCTCGCTGCTTGAAAGAATATCTGCCACACTTCCGTCGGCAGTTAAGCCGCTCGCGCCTGCTTCTGCTCTAGCCTGCCCGCGGGCAAGTCTGAATCTATCGTTAAGCTGCTTCTGCTTCTGCGCATAGGCTTCTGCCTGCTGCTCGCGCTGCTTGCTGATGATAGCTGCGTTCTGCTGTGCTGCCTGCGCCTGCGCTTCATACATACGCTGTTGTTGCTTATATTGCTGGCGCTGTCCCGTGAGCTTTGTTAGCATCTGCACGCCCATCAATGCTGCTTCAATACCCATTATTCCCTCACCTCCGTGATGAAAAACTCAAAAAATCTCTTGCCGTTATTCTTCAGGCATTCAGGACACCAACGTGCCCCGAGTCTGGACAAATACTTTACGCTTGTCTTATTTTTCTCATACACGACGTTATGGACAATGCCGTGTTGCATTACCCATTTCTTCAACACTCGCCGTGCTTCTGTAAAGAGTACGCTTTTCACGTACCCTTTATAAAGCTCGTTCGTGCCCAGCATCCAAATCTGGCGGCCAGGCGCTTCCCACGACGGCCACCCTTTACCAAACAAGCATAATAGTTTACCGTCCTCGCCGCGATAAATTCTTGTTTCGTCGCTCGTCTTAATGCTGCCGATAATAACGAAAGTTACGTCGTGACCGCAGGCCTCCAAATCTTCCATGTCCTGCGGTCTTATGTCCGATAATAATTCTTCGACTAACGGAGTAACACTCTCTTTGTCCTCGCTTGTAATAATCTCACACGTAAATTTCTTAGCCACCGAAAGACACCTCCCTAATTGCCGCTAGCAAAGTAAACGGATATGGTGAATCCGTCTTGATATATATTCTGCCGTCGTTGTTAAAACCACCGATAGGCAGCGTCATTTCTTTGTCGCCGGTAAATAGCTGAATATTGCTCACCGCGCTAGTTTCGTCATAGGTGATAATATCCATGGTATTTTTATCCGGGCCAACCTCGCCGCCTAGTGAATTTTGCAGGCGCAGCACGCAGTTACTAATCTGCTTTTTGCGCCCTTGCATAGTGCCGTCACCCGTCTTAATTTCGACGTTTGGCAGTTCCACGATACTTGTATAGGGCAAGCCTATAATAGCTCGCTGTACAGGCGCTGGCAGCGTCACAGCGCCGTCTGCATCAACGAGTAATCCCTTAAACATTCTGCCGTCGCCCAAAACGTCAACCGTGCAGCCCGCCAGCTCCGGCACTTGGAACGTCGTTTCAGCCGCAGCCTTGCCGACATTGCCAAACTCCACAGCTGCGTCAAGCATTACATAGTCGTGAGGCTCTGCGCTTCTGGTCGGATTGTTGCGGAAATACTCAATGTTGCGCACCGTCACGCCGTTAATCGTGCGTTTTACGATAGCATAGATAACATCCTGCTCACCCTCCTGCAACGCAGCAATAGCTTCTATCTCGCCGTCTGTTTCTATCGTACTCCACGCGTAAACTTTTTGCTCCAGAATATACGCAAGACAAGCTACAGTTCCGTCGCTACGCACGAAATAAAGCGTGCTGTCAGGTTCTTGCTTGTAGCAGCTGTCAATAATCTCGCATCCGTCTACAATATGCTTTGCAAGTAGCGTCAAGTCGTTACCGTCATAGCTGTCAGTTTCATAGCTATACGCCATATCGCGTACCGTGCTGCCACGTCCCTGTACAAACACAATTCTGTTGCCAATCATGAGCGGCTCAGTCTTGCTGCAGCCGCGTGTCGCCTGCATCTTCGGATTTATTTTTGCAGGAGTCACAGTATCGCTGCCACTGACTGTCCATTCGTTACCAACCGTCAAAACAACTAAATCCGTACTTGCAATCAAGTGTAGAATCTTAAACTGCTTGCGGCTGATAAAGCTTGCAGCAATCGCGCTATCGTCCGTGACTGTTCCGCTGGCTTTTTCTACGCTGAAATTAGAATAGTCACCGGTTCTGCTCATCCACACAACATAAGGCTGTCTCTTCGTGCCACCAAAACACAACCTGTCTTGGAAAAAGCAAAGAGTCTGCGGATAGCCAAATTCTTCGCTCCACGCGCCCCATAAGAAGTTATTCGTCATATCTGTTGAGCCTAGCTCTTCTTCAACGTGAGCCTTTGCCGTACTGCCGTTAGTTATTTCCGTGAGCTTCACGACACCTTCCGCGTTATAGGTCATTGCCGTTAAGTCAACCGTGCAAGTGCCGCTGCTTATAGTGCATACTGCCCTTAAAAATATAGGCTCTGTCACGCTGCCGCTTTCCGAAGGATTGTAGTCGTCTTTAGAGGTGTATTTCCTGTACTCCTTCCAAGCTTCTCCATCCTCGCTCTTTTCTATAACAAAACTGCCGCTCCAAGTGCCATGACTAATAACCTTCCAGTTCCCGCCTACACGCACCCTTTCCGTAGTGCCGTTGCTAGTAGATACAGTCTTGCTTGCAATCTCTTGCTTGAGCTTAATAAACGCTCCTAGCTTGCTCGTCGAAAAAATATTTTTGTTACTCGTCAAAATGATATCACCCGTAGTTGCAGACGGAGTTAGCTCTTTGTTGCCGGTATATAGAATCTTCACCCAGCCATTAGCGCCGACCGTCGGCTGAGCTGGTCCGCTGGGGTTAGGATGGAAAATGCCCGTGCTGCCGCGTCCGCCATTTCCTCCGTTAGCACCATTGCCGTAGCTCGTTCCGTCCGCTCCCGGGACATTCTTAGTAGTGGTTGATTCAGTATCACTGTCGTAATATTTCACTCTTGCGCCACCAGCGCCACCGCCACCACCTTTTGCTATCACATTAAACGCAGTACTGTTCGCGCCATTTCTTCCGCTAGGCGCAGTGCCTTCTGAATTGACGCTTTGGTTACTCCCCGCTGCGCCGCCACCACCGACAGTTATTGTGTAGCTCGTTTCCTTGCTTAAAGCCAAAGTCTTAACAATGCGCTCCCCGTTGCCGCCTTTGCCACCTCCGACATATATAGTACGCGTTGAATGTTCGAGGTGCCTTCTATATGTGGCTGCGCCGCCACCACCGCCACCGCCACCAGATATATCAATCTGATATTCGCCTGTCACCGCCGGCTGAAATTGATAAGTCCCGGGTGTCATGTAGCTTATACCGCTATAACTTTCAAGCGCGCCAGCTTCATCAAAATACATATTAGCAATTTCAAAATCGTTAAAGCGCCAGTCTGCATCCGAGTATCTCGCAAGCTGTTTTACCGGATATTTGCCGCTGGCGATAAACATAGTATCTGCGCTTTGGATAAATCTCAAATCCTGTAATATATCTTCCGTAAACGGAGTAATTATTTCTACTCCCAAATATTCGCCTTTTTTATAAACTCTTATATATTTATCGCCTATTTCCAATAAATAGTCGTTATTGTCAGTTCCATTGAAAGCAACGGCAATGCTTTTCTTGTCGTTGTATTTTGTCCTGCTTACATACATCATTCCCGGGCGGCGATAGATAGGGCCGTGCGGTTTTACAAGACAGTTCTTTGCTTGCAGCACCGCAAATTGGTACTTGTCCAAATCCACGCGGTTTGCCACCTCAGCGGATATTTCGCCGCCAGTGAATGCGCTTTGCAGCAGGTAGTACGGTTGCAATCCGTTCGCCATGTTTATGCCCTCCCATCAAAGTATCGTGTAGGATATTCCAGCTTATCCTTCTTCTCGCTGGCCGTGGTGTATCTCGCTCTTAATAACGCGGCCTGCGCAAGCTGATATTGCGTCTGCTGCAAGGCGCTGTTGCCCGTCAGCTGCACGCAAATGTTAAACGCAAGCATATGTGTAAAGGCTTCTAAAAAATCGCTAGAAAACAATTCTACGTCGTCCACATCATAGGTGTATTCAAGCCACGCCTGCGGGATGTTGCACCCAATACCAAGAACGTTGTCACTCGCCATATATAAGTCCCAGTCCTCCTGTTCCTGCTCTCCTGCCCTTATCATTGCGCCGCTTTCGGAGTCGAAGATTTTTCGCACCGCAATACACTTTTGCGGATAAGCATATACGTGTTTCCAGTACGGACTCTCTACCGTCAACTCCGCAAGCTTGCTGACTCTTTTAGCAAAGCCCCATGTATACGCACGCAGCAATTGCTTTTTAGTGCTGTCATAAAACAGTTTGCATTGACGTGCCGGTTCTGACGCTTCGTCAATGCTCGCTATCTTTGCTTTTGCAATATGAGCTAACGCCATGTTGCAAACATCTGTAATATTCATTATTGCCTCCTTGTAAAAAAAGAAGGGCACAAGTCGTGCCCTTCTTCGCTCACCATTGCTTTTCTACTTTTTTGTACAGTTTGATTAAGTCCTCACGGCTTGCGTCGTCCGGCCAATCAACACCTGCGTCATAAAGTAGGATTCGCAAATCATTCATACTGAGCAGCTTATAGTCGTCGTATTCGCTTTTGTCCATAGTTATCAACCTGGCCAATTCGGAATAGTCTCGGTAAGACCGGCAGTCAGAGTGCCTGCGGTTGCGCCGGTCACAGTCAGTCTGGAGTATTTCTTCATGCCATACGGCAGTTTAGCAGCTACGAGAATACCTTTCTTGCTAGCAGCCAGAGTGAAGGTTGCTAAAGTTACTTTCGTAGAGAAGTTCTCGTTGTCGGATACTTCGAGTGCTGCGGTCGCACCGCTTGCCGCAGTCAGGGCGGTATCCGCAAACACAACCAGAAAGAGCGGGTCAGCAGCGTCGCCGCCGCCAACATTCGCAATAACATTACTGGTCAGGCTTTTGTCCATATACATATTTTGCTGGTCAAAAATCATGATGTTACCCTCCTTCCTTAGTCCTCAGTTACCGCAGCTTCAGTGTCAGACTGGCAATCCATTTTCTTAATCTGGATGCCTGCCAGATACAGTTTCGGCGGCGCGTTCATGAAGTCTTGACGAGTTACATGAACGTTGTTTTTGTTGTTCAGGTAGCACTCAAGGTACGAGTACAGGCTTTCGGAAACATACGCAATCGGGTTAACCGGGTTTTGCAGAAGATTCTTCGCCATGATGAACTTATTCATCAGCTCACGCTGAGCAGCATCAGTAAGAGTGTTCAGCTTAGTTGCGTTGATGTTGCAGACGCGCGCAATAGAACGAACATTGTACACAGCAAGGCCAAGCTTCCAAGTGTACAGGTCCTGCACAGCACGGAACGGCTTGCCGTTCTCGTCGTACACGTCACCTTCGCCCAGGTCGCGGTGAGTCAGGCCTGCGGTAGTGCCCTTCGGATAAATGCCGGTAACACGACGGTCGCCCCAGTCTACAAAGTAGATAGAAGTGTTGGTGTTAGTGCCGGGAGTACCGGCAGGGATTACCTGATAGCCGGGAGTACCCTTGCCGCCCCTCAAAGTATTATAACGAGTCATAATGCCGTTGAAAGTGTCGGGGTCGGCGTTCAGGTCGCCGTACAAGAGCTGACGTGCAACATACTGGCCCATGCCTTCAATGTGCGCATCTGCCTCGGACAGACGGTATTGTGCCGGGTTCGGTTTGCCCGCCAGCAGTTCAATATCAACGCAGGAGCGGTCCTCCAAGTTCATGCAAACATCAATGATTTGCTTTACGGTACCTTTGGTTGCCGCAGTACCACGGTTAATACGACGGATAGACGGAGACGGCAAAGACGCACGCACGGTAGTTTTATTGCCGATAGGAAGGTCGCCTTCCATCCAGCGGACGTCCTCCATAATCGGATTGCTTTCATTCAGCACTTCCATTACGTGGTCAATCGCGCCATCAGGGGTTAATTGTTTACGCAAGTCGCTCAAAGTATGAGCCAAGCCAATTGTAGCCATTGATTTTCAATCCTTTCATCATAAATTATTTGTATTTGCTAAAGTCCGTGTTAGGGAACATCGCCGTGAAAATATCGCCGCCGCCATTAGTAGCAGCGCCGCTCACACCGGCAGCCTTGCCCGGGTCCTCGCTAAGTAGTTCACCAAGTCTGGCGAATGCTCGTACAATGGGCAATTTGTTGCCTGCGCCAGTTTCATTCAGCGCTTCTCGCAGTCCGGGAATGTTCAGCTTGCGGCAGGCCACGTCGCATAAGCCGACAGTTTTTTGCAGGTCTGCGCCGAGAGCTTTTTCTGTCTCGTCGCGCCAGCCTTTAACCTCTTGCGCATGAGCTTCAAAAATCTGCTCAGCGATTCGGTCTGCATACTCGCCGCCGTACTTCACGATAGCGCTTGCCTGCTCGTTGTTCAGGCCCATGTCCTTGATAACGTCGATAAATCTGGCACTTTCTTCCGGATTCAGCACAATACCTTCGGGCATTTGCACACCCTCGAAATTATAACTAATAGAGCCGGGCGGATTAGCTTGCTGTTGCCCTTGCGCCCCTTCTCCTGTAGTGGTGGGGGCAGCTCCTTGATTAGCTGTAGTCGTAGTATTTGCAGCAGGCTCAGTAGTCTGCTGCTGTTGTTGTTGCTGCGAGCCTGCGCCTTGTTGTCCCGCAGGCTCAGTCGTGGTCTGAGTAGTTGTCTGGTCGTCATTCATAGTTCATAGCCTCCTTGCTATCCACATATTCGGTGGCTAGTTCCCTAGCCTTTTCTTGAAACTCTATATACTCCATTTCGGCCTGCTGCTTACGCTTGATACCGTCGATACCAAGCGCGGCAATATCAGCCAAAATGCTTAAGCCAACGTCGCGGCGGCCCTCATTGTAGAACGTTTTGCTGTTGCCCGTGAAGCATATCGAGTTCACCTTTGTAGCATCCAGCAGCCGCATCAGAAACCATCTGCCGCATTTCGTGGAAAGCAGTTCAGTAAGCGCCTCGTGGTCGCGTCTGTTGATTTCCATAGTCATGTAGCGAGATAGCTCCTGCTGGCGTTCATCTTCGCCAGTGTTAGTCTTATATCGCTTTACTTTCTCTCTATCATTCATCAGTCCCAACCTCCGGGAATGCCCATCCAGCTACTGATAGCCGGGTTAGCGTCGTTCGCCGCAGCCGTCAAGTTCTTCGCCGCATCTGCAACCGGCGCTGTCGCCTGTGCGACCGCCAAGCCTTCCTGCATTTGCTGCTGACGTTGTGCTTCTTCTTGTTCAGCTTTAAGCATCTGCTCAACCGCTTCATCACTTCTGAGCGCCGCAGCAGGCACGCCAAGCATTTCAAAATATTTTGCGATAGCACCTAAGGGGTCAATCTTTTTCGTAACCTCTGGCCAAATCTGCGCCATCTGAGCGGTCTGCGCAATAGCTTGCTCGATGTTTACCAAGCCGCTCATTTTCTGCGCTTGCGCCAGCGGGGAGATATAATCAACCTCGATATCAGCTTCACCGATAATATCTTGCAGTTCCTCTGGAATAGGTGGGAAGCCGCCGCTGCGTTCGATGATGTTATACACTCGCTGGATAACCAGCGTTAAAAATTCATCTTGCAGGCGCTCGACCACCGGGCCAAGCTGCTGCAACTTCTCCTGCGTGCGCTCCATAACCTCTCTGGCAGTCATACGGCTGTTGTCTAGGCTATCTAGCATCAGGAACAAGTCTGCGCTATACTCGCGCTTTATAGCGTCCTCTACGCGGATGATTTCTTCCTGCGCATGGTTAAGGTCAAGGTTGACGTTGAAAAGCGGCTGCACAATCTCTTGCGTCTGGTCGTCTACCGCAGTCAGTCCACCCGGTATAAGGTTAATGCCGCCGTTATTCATCAGGCCGGCAGGACCTTTCATCGGCGGCTTAATACTCAGCTCAACCGCCGTCATGTAGTCCTTTTTCAAGAGCTGAAGCATCTTGCTATCGCCCTCAGCAAACCAGCCGGGGCCTTTGGCGTAAGCATCAAGGCCATTGACTAAGTATCGTGCTACCGGGATAGCTTGTTCTTCAAAACCACCAACGTATAAATATTCATCCTGATTGGAGTTATCCAGCCAGTATACAGACTTGAACGGCATATTCAGCCTATCAACCTTGCCGGGCAATCTATCGTCGTTCGGCTCGACAAGCCAGTTTACGGTAAACTTCTTGCTTAAAGCTGCATCGTTGGGCAGCAGGCCTTTCATGCGCTCCGGGATAGCATCCTTGCCGAAGCAGTCTACAATCTGCTGCAAGGTCATTTCGTACTTTCTGGCAAAGGTCTGCACCTTGCCGAAGCCGTCAACACCAAGCGCATATGTGCCGATTGTCATGGTCTGAAACCGCACACCGTTCACCGCATCTGCAAATATCGCCATAGGGCACTGTCCGAAGGGAAGTTCCAGGTACACGCTATGCACGCTATTATAAAAATTGCTTTTTGCAAGCGTCATAGATACAATCTCTTGCCTTATGTCTAACACTCGCATAGCTTCCACGTTAGAGTTTAGGTCAGGCCTGCGATACGCAAATCTGAACCACTGGCGGCTGGGCGGTGTCAGTCCGCTCATCACACCGGCAGCAAATACCTGCGCTGCTCTCCATGCTACGCCGTGCGCTATTTTCAAGTCGCGTCTGCGTGCAGGATTCGTTCTATCCTCTGTATCGTCAAATTCGCCAATAAACGGCAATTGATAATCACGGATAGCCTTCCAGCGCGGCTCCCATTCTCGGCGCTCTTCAAAAAGGATTTTCAATTTCCGAGCAAGCTTCTGCCTGTCGGGTAGTTTTCTCTTTAGCGGCAGACTGTCAGCAGGCATTGTCCCTGCCGCTGTCTCCGTTGCCGCAAGAGTTCTAATTTCCATAGCCGTTACCTCTCTTAGCCAAGAGTATTACGCGTACCGCCCTCGCTGCTTGCCAAGCTAGTCTGTGTGCTGGCAAAGCCGCGACGCTTCTTTTTCGTGCCGTTCGAGCCAGTATCGCCGGACACATCACTGCTGTTCGCGCTAGTCGGCGCGGGGTCAACCTTCTCTACTGTCGGCATATCCTGTCCTCCAATACCGAAAAGACTGCCAACACTTTTAAATACTTTTTTTACTGCGCCCATTTAAATCGCCTCCATTATCGAATACTCTGTGTTGCACATAGGAATTTTTGGCTTCAAGCCATCGTCCGAGCTTCTTTGCCGTAGCGGTACTTTTCTAGCAAAGGTCAGGACCAGGCCGTCCGCAAGGTCAGGAGAACGTCCGAGCTTTTCTTTAATCTCATCTTTAGGAGTCAGCATCAAACGCCCTGTCTTGCTGAATTTATATTGCACTATCGCCAGTTCTTCGCGCAGGCCTTCTTCATTCGGCAGCGCACCACCGGCAGCAATCCACTCTTTAAGCTTGAAATACATCTCGGCTCTGATATTCTCGTACCTGTCATGGTCAAGCGCTTTAGCCTGAAACGGTATCTCTCTCAGTGCCGTATATCCCATTTGTCTCAGTCTATCAATAGCGCCAGCACCCATGTTGCCAGCATCTATAAAAGTCATGTCTGCATCGTTATCTCCCATAGCCTGAGCTATCTTGTCGGCCATCTCCATAGTATTCAGATGCTTATAAACTCTAGGCCGCGCATACACCATAAGGCCCTTACGCTTCCATATCGTGCTTCTATCGTCGCCGTAACGCGCAATATCCACGCCCTGAATAACGGGTAAATCCCAAGGAACGTCCTCTTCCTTCAATCCTCTTTCAAAAGCGGAGTCTAATTCCTCTAGGCTGAACAGCTCATTGATAGCTTTAACGCCAAAGTCACACATGTACTCTTGACGGAATTCTACATCGGACATATCCTTTTGCAGGTCCTCAATTTCCTTCGCATCAATAACGCCGCTAGTCTTTACATCCGACAAATACGCAAACCAGCGCTCATCGGAGCAGGCCTTCTTATACATCTCGTAAAAAGCATTCTGCCCTTTAGGAGTGCCGATAAAGTAACAATATCCCTTGCGATTCTTATTCGTTATCGCAGGACGGATAATCTCAGACCACATGAAAGGCTTCATATCGCTGAACTCATCCAGTACCACGCCGTCCCAATAAGTACCACGCGCATTATCAGGATTGTTTGCACCGATAACATATATCCTCGCACCCTGAGCGCCTTCTATCTTTGACGGAAACTCTACATAGTGCTTAGTCTCATTCACCTTCACACCGTCAATTACGTGTGAGTAGTATTTGAGCGGTCCCCATGCAACCTTTTCCATCTGCGCCGCCCAAGGGCCGACTATTGCGAACATAGGAGCTATTCTATCGCTGCTTAGTGCATCTTTGATAAGATGATTCACCATGCCTATTGTTTTACCAAAACGACGGTGTGCAACGACTACCGCAAATCTATGAGCGTCTAGCTCTTTGTGCAATACGTCCCTCCATATTGGGAAGGGAGAATATGGCATTATGATTTTTTCGTATTCCATGATTACCCCCTTGAAAAATTTCGGTTTAGTAATTTTTGGACCGTGGGGCCCCCCAAGGCTCGTCAGGAATGGGGGACCCACCCCCACCCAAGCGTCAGAAAAACGAAGGCAACGCCAAAACAACACAATCACCACGCCGACGAACGAAAACGCCAACGCCAGCAGGAACAAAAGCAGCAGCAGCGCCAACCAACAAGAACCGTGGTGGGTGGCTCATCTCTGCTGGTAGGCTGAACAAGCCAGCTCATCAGCCGCAACAGCATAACTATTTTACGTCCGATAATAACGATTATGTTAAAAGCTCTATTTATGTTTGCTCTTTATCGTCATTATCCAAACTATCGTTTGCTATCTCTGCCTCTGCTGCGTCCTCAGTGTTAGCGCCCCAGACATACACGGCAGGACGCTTATTGCTATCCTCTTGCTTGTCAAATGCCCCTATAGACTCTGCATACAGCTTGCTAGCCGTCAACTTGTCCTTGTTGCTGCTCTTGTCGTCCAGCATGATACGTAACCAATAAGCTTGTAGGTCCTGCACGGCCATTATTGCAACGGCAGCGCCTTGCTGCTTTAATAGGGCTGCACACTCTGCTAGAGTCATAACACCATCGCTTGCAGCTTTTGGCGGTCGTCCTCTGCCGCGCTTGCCCTCTCTCTCCATTGTCAATACCTTTGGCTTAAACATTACAATCACCTATATTTAATATAATAATCATAATTAGTATAATAACAATATAATAACATCTTAAGAATTAACCATAAAATAATAAATAAACAAATGTAATAATATAAATAAGGGAAAAATAAAAAAGACTTAATCTGTATTATGATTAAGTCCACCGAATCATGATTGAAATGATTATCTTATATATAATTATAATTGTCAGAAAAACGCACTGTATCAATGATAAATTGTGATTTTTTGGTAAACAATAAAATAAGGTTAATTTGCGGCTGTTAGCGTGCCGCTATGGACAAATAAAAAAAGACCATTGCAAGGCCTTATCTGCCTGCAATGGTCAAATCATTATATTATTGTTGTTTGTCCTGCGCTTGCGCTGGTTGCTCTGGCGCTGGGAACGTCAACACGGCGCGTCCAGCGTCATCGACAAACGCTAGCTTGTAGCCTGCCAACGCCGCTATCTTATTGACATCCTGCGCCGTCCAGCTATCGCGCCCCAGCTTGTTGGTTACGGCCTGCGGACGCGCAAGGCCTAAACTATCCGCTATCTGCTGTCGTGACAATCCAGCAAGACCAGCCATAGCTTTGATTGTGTTACTAATCATATAATCACCTCCGGAATTACTCATCTACATTATATACCCAATGTGAGTTTTTAGCAACGCAAAAAAAATTAAAAATAACTAATTTAGGGTATTGACAAGTAACCCAATATGAGTTACAATAGACACAACAAAGCAATAAAACAACTCGCAAAGAGTTTAGGAGGTAACAAAATGAGCAAAATTGAAAAAGCAAGCATTATCAAAACTGTACAACTCGCATTGTTCCGCGAATACGGTTTTCAGCCGTGCCGAAAAGACATTGAAATCCTGATGAATGTAGACTTTCCGGAATTCCCGGGCCACGTCAAAAATATTAGGTTGGAAATCAAAGGTCACTTTTATGGCATTGTCCTAGATGAATACGGCGGCGCAAGCGTACAAAAATACTAATAGGAGATGCAACAATGATTAAATTAACCATCATCACCATCTACATTGCTTGCAGCCTTATTTGCGAGGCCGCAAGCCCCAATTACACGTTAGAGCAATATCTAACGGACGTTATCAAAGCATTATAAGGAGAGATGAAAATGAAAATTAAGAATCTGCGAATCAAACAATTACTGAAGGTTGCAAAGCTCATGAACCGTTATCCGGCAATGAGCGACACACAGCAAGAAATCTACCAATACGCGACCAACATCGTATATCTGATTTTTTAAAGCTGACGGCGGCCCATCAAGGGCCGTAAAGCTGCCTGGCAGAAGGTCCGAAGCCCTAGCCGCAGCGATTGAAAGGAGAGTAATCTATTATAGCATATCAAAAATTCAACGCTAACCCCGAGGGAAAGAACATCGGAGATTGTATCATTAGAGCAATCTCCACCGCAACCCCGTTAACCTATCAGCAGGCTAAATGCTTGCTGGAAGCCAAAGTATTCGAAAGCCGCGCACCGTGGAACTCTATCGCTAATATCCGCGTTGCGTTGTCCGAGCTGGGTGTTACAATGACGACCGCCCAGCGCGAAACCGTCAACAGCTACTCCAAACACTGTGACAAGGACGCTAACTACATCGTGTTTTCCGCTGGCCACGCCGTTGCAATTGTTGGCGGCGTTATCTATGACACGTGGGACAGCACAAGAAAATTTGTGCAATACGTGGCACGCGTCACCAAAGAAAAATTTGAGGAGCTACAACAAAAATACAACCCGGAACCCAAAAAGGAGGACAAAAAAATGGACTGGCAAAAACTTTTCGCAGCTTGCGAGACTATAGAGGAGTTAAAGAAAGCGTTTAAAAAAGCTTGTATGCAATGTCACCCGGACAAAGGCGGCACGGCCGCCGACTTTAAGGCAATGACCGCAGCGCACGACAAACGCGCCGCCGAAATTGCAGAAGCAGAGAGCCGCCAAGAGTGGCAGCGCAACAAAAAAGCGGACGGCACATACAAAACCGCCGCTGAAATTCTGGCAGAGCAAGCAGAATTTACCGAGATTCTGGCCGTGCTGATGGGCTTGCAAGGCCTTGACATCGAAATTTGTGGTAGCTGGTTATGGATAGGCGGCGAAACAAAAGCCGTCAAGGACACATTAAAGGCCGCTGGCTGTAAATGGGCCAACAAGAAAAAACTCTGGTACTGGCACGCCGGGGAGTGGGTGAAGAAAATCCGCAAAACCTTGACCATGGACCAAATCCGCGACCTGCACGGCAGCGAATTTCTGAAATACCGCCCGGAAACAATGCTGCTGCAATAATAAATAGCCGAAACGCCGCCAAAGCGGCGTATATCCGGGACTGGCCGCCCGGGTACTGACGAGGCAGGCCAATAAACCTTGAAAATTTAAAAGGAGGATATAAAATGGAACGTAAAGAAGCGTTAAATTTATTGCAGAAAATTGAAGCGTACCGGAAGCAACCGGCGATGAATGAAGCGGAACATGATATTACTTGCCGTATCATTGCCGCTATGGTAGCGGAAGCCGCAGGCTTTAAAAGCCGGAACGAATGGACCGCAGAAATTAAGGAGCCCCAAAAATGAAAATAGCCGTTATAAACAAATTGACACCCGAGCACCCGGCGTGGAAGCACGGGAAGCGCCTAGACGTAAAAATCTTTACGCAGCTTTACCCCGGCGGCCCGCAATATTATTGTGGAAACGGCAAATGGTGCGAAGATATGGAAGCGGTGAAAGCTTTTATTGCAGAAGAAGCACCGGACGAAATCAGCGACGAAAGGGGCATAGAAGCGAAATGAAGAAAAAGCAGCGTAAACATCAATACTTAAAGCTTGCCAATGCCTTGCGTTGCTTGTGGCACGCTAAAGGCGGCATTGACAATCTAACATACGCCCAACAGTGTGTTTATTGGGACAGCGTAAGCTTGCTGCATCTATTCAGCCTTTTGTAGGAATTAACCCTTGACGCTGGCAGGAATGCCGCCGCCAGCGTCGAATATAAACGGCAGAAGCGAAATTTTAGGAGTTACATTATGTTTAAGGAAATCACAAACAACGTTTACAACGCACTTTTTGTAGCAGCCGACGAGGACGGCCGCCGCTACGCAGCTTTTGAAAGCGATTGGAACGGCGAATATTGGGAAGCGACCGCTTGCACCGAAAGCGGCGACCTTATCAAAGGTGAAACCGTTAAGCTTTACCCCATTATGGTATATCTGGCAGAATCCGACCAATACGAAACTATCGGTTACGACGAAGAAGCGCCCCGCGTTCTCATTCCCGGCTGGCGCGACTACCAGAAGCGCGGATACAACGAAAGTTACACCATCGCCCCCGTTGCCTACAGCGAAGCGAGCGACCGCGTTTATTTCATGCTGCCGGAAGGCGCGAGCGTTTTCAGCAACGCCGCAGGCTTGCCGGTTATCGAATACGACGGCTTTACCCAAGATGATGTGCTGAATCAGCGTGACGCGCAAGGCTGCCGTGCCTACATCGAAGGTTCAGAGCAGCAACGTGCATATCTGGACGTGGTCGAACTGTAAGAAGCGAAAAACCCGGCGCAAGCCGGGTTAAACTTGAAGGAGGCACATTATGAAAAACTTTTCCGGCTTGAACGCCGAAATAAAAAAACAAAAGAAAATTTATGTTCAATTTAACAATGAGCGCGGACGCAAATTGTTAAATTGGAAAATTGTTGTTTTTCGCCTTGCCCTGCTGAATTACTGGAAAAAACAAAGGATTGGGCTACCGAACAATTACAAGCGGCTTTGGAACCCGCCCGCTGAGTGGAACGGCAACACGTTAAAAGAACGCACGCCGTTGCACCGTTGGCAGGCCGATGCGATTTATAATAAATTAGTCGCTGATGCCGTTAGGAAAGTTAAAAACGCAAAGTCCCCGATGGGGCGCTGGATAGCGAGCGATGAGCTTGCAAACAAAATAGCGGAGTTAAACAGCCGCCCGATACTTTAAGGAGAAGCGAAAACAAAAAGCCGAGGTGAAACCCCGGCTTTTTTATTTATCCTTTGGAAGCGACGAGTCAATTCTAATGAGTCCGTTCTGGGCAGCCAGCGCCAGAAGTCCGGCAAGGAATTGCTGCCGCCGCAGCGAATATGTTTGAAGCGAGACGCCATCGACGGCCATTATATGCTTTGTCGACCATCCGCGTATAAACCGATGCTTGATAATCATATAAGGCCCGTCACCGAATCGCTGGCGAAAAAGATTGAACGCTTCTTGAATGACCTTCAGCCATTTTTCAGGCTGGTAAACAATAAACGGCTGATTTTCATGGAAGCAGCGCACAACGGCGAGCGGCGTTAAATCGTTTATCACTAATTTTGCCGTGGGGTCTTTGTAACGCAGCCTATAATCTAGCTCCAAGCGTTCAGCTTTTTGCTGTAAACGAGCTGAATCAACAGCAACAGAAATGGAACGACGAGCGATAGCAAGCTGTTCGACGAATTCTTCTGCCTGCTTATATGTAAATACGTCTGCCATGTTCTCACGTCCTCTACCAGTCGAGATTTTCTACGTCCGAGTAATCGCCTTCACCGTCCACTGATTGTCCCATGGAAGCGAAATCTGCGCCTGCCGGAGATGTTTTACCACTTCTCACGGGGCCTTTTCTATCTAAGCAGCGCAAAGATTCTAGGTTTATATAGTCAATCTTCTTTTTCTTGTTGTCCTTGCCCATATACGTGTCGGTCTGCCAGCGGCCTTCTATCTCGACGTGTGCGCCCTCGTCGCAAAACGCCTTGATAAATTTATTGATACCTGGGTTCCAGCTCTGCACGTGTGGAAAATCGTACTTATATTTTCCGTCGCTGCTCTTAAAATCTCGCCGCGTTGCTATATCAAATTGGATACGTTCGCGACCGGTAGAAGTTGTTTCGACCTTCAAATTCTTAGAAATATAGCCGGTGATTAGTACCTTATTCATTGATTATTTCCACCTCCACTCTCGGAACATCATCATAATATTTTTCAACCGACAGTTTAACTATTTGTTTGTCATCTTCGTAGACAATGCCCGTCATAGCGTCAAGCAAAATCTTTGCTATATTGTCGCAGTCTGGCTTTTTAGTCGGGCGAATCTCCCAACTTAAAGCTGCTTCACGGAATCTTTTGCTTTTGCTTTTGGGAACGCCGACAAAAGCTTTAATGCTAACCGAAATAGCACCGCCAAGCGGTTTAAGCGAACGCTCATTCATAGCCGCCGCCGCTACCAGCTTAACATATGCCTTGTAGTCTTTGCTTTTAGCAGGGTCATATGCTTTCACAAAACTGCCGCGAGTAGAAAAGCGCGGTCTGCCCTGCGCCACCGGTTCGCCAGCCACAGTAAACTCAATCATCTTCGTTGTCCTCCTCTCGTTCTAGGTCCTCGAACGTTCCCTTGTAGCAGGAACGGCAGAACGTCACACCCTTGCGGTCTATATAGACTTCTTCAAGCGGCACAGTGTCACCGCAGAAGTCGCAGACGGCTAATATTTTGCGTTCTTCAACTGTCATTTTCTTCCGCCCATTCGTCAAAACACTTCTTGCAGCAGAATCCATCATCGTTGATGTAAAAATTTGTCACATCTTCTATCATTGCACCACAAATATTACAAGTGAAATGCCAGCCGTGGTCAAACCATTCCTTAACAGGAATTTTATCAACGCTCCCGTATTTGTCTGCCCACGGCATACGCTGAACACGAATATCCTTGTAATGGACGCCATTCTCCATGCTGAAATTTTGCTTCGCCTTGCCAGGCGTCTCGGCAAATGTTACTTCTTCTGATAAGTCGTCAACGTCGTAATCTGCGGCGTTGGAGAAAACATATGCTTTAGATTTCATATTCTACTCCCAACTCCGCAGCCACCGCAGGTAATGCCGCTGCGGCTTCTGCACGAGTGCGATATACCCAGCCCTTGTCAAATAAAAGAATTTCATATGGGAGTTCTTTCCACGAGAGAGTTCCCACAATCCATTTTTTCCCCAATTTGCCAAACGTCCAGTATTCCTCGTACATTGTGGGTTTCCACGGTAGTTTGACAATTTCGGCGCGCCCATAAATTAAATTTCTAAACACCGTTTCCGCAATTTGCCATTCTTCCCGAAAAGTTCTATGTCTGCGTGCAAGCCCATACTTTTCCGAAATACGATATTCATCGTGTTCATAGCCCTTTAACTTAAAAACTTCGCCCAACTCCACGCCGAGCATACGGGCAATCTCAGGAATTAAATTTTTAGCCATTTTCTTTACCTCCACTCCTTTATTTCTGAATAACTACACGTTTAGTACCGTCTACATCAACGATTGCTAATTCACCTTCAACCACCAAAGCACTACAACCCTCACCCCATGTATATACGTGTAGCGTCATTTCTTCTGCGTTTCGTTCTTTCGCCCATTCGTAAAGTTCTTTAATTGTCATAGTTATCACTCCTTTCAATGCGCCATTCATTATCAGTTAGCACTACAACTTTTGCGCCATGCGAAATATAGTCAAACCCCATCGGATAACAAACTCCGTCTTCGTAATGATGACATACTTTGAGTTTATAATCTTCTGCGCCAGCCGCCTTAGCCAGCTTATATAATTCTTTCGGTGTCACAATTTACTCCCACCTTTCAATTTCTCTGCCGCAACAGGGGCAAAACTTATACCAAGAGTGTTCCTCCCGTATCACTGTTTTACAGCGAGAGCAACGGTACACGCCAATAATGTTAGGTTCATCGCCATGTTCCTCATATTTCATCACAACTTTTCCCTCTGCTGCAATCTTACATCCTTGCGCCGCGTTGATTTTTTCGGCAGCCTCATCCATAGCTTTAATAACGCCTTCTTTTGTGTCGTATCTGCCGCAAAAACAACCTCTTCCATCGTTGTAAATGTAGAGAACATAACTCTTCTTGTCGCGAACAGTGTTGCAAACCCAGTCCAAGCCTGTAACAGCGCTTGCTGCTACCCATTTATTGCCAACCTTTATTAACATTGCATTTCTCCTTCCTATGCCCACAGGACACCATTGTTTTTGTACCTGCCTAAGCCAAAAACTTCTATAAATGCTTTATGCAGGTCGTATGTCTTGCCATATGCAGTAATTACAGGATTATAATTCTTTGGCAATGTAATATCTTTCAACGCATGATAAATTACGCTAGATTGTTTTTGATTAAACTCAGCACCACAATCGCAAGCGAAGAGAAAATCAGCTACTTCATCTGGTACTTTTTCTTCAACTTTCTTTATAAATACTTCATCTATATCTGAGAAAGGTGGCATAATAGCAGCTATAAGTGCTTCTTTAACGCCGTATGCTTCTGCAACTGCCAACCGATAGCGGTGCAATGCACCATAACCAAATTCATATTCGACGGTTCTACGTTTATCACTTAATGTTACACTCATCTATTAATTCCCTCTTCCTTTATCCATTTCTTTCTTGAGCCACGCGTAAGCATTATCCTTGCAGCGCTTGTAATATCGCAGTATCTGCTGCCCACGTCTTTTCTTTTTATTGATAATCAGCTCGCGGACGGCTGGCGTGGTTATAACATCGTACCTAGCGCCGTACCGCAGGCATTTGAGATATATTTTAAATTCATGCTGTTCTCTTTGCTTGCTGTTCATTTTTTTCCTCCATATCCTTAATCAACCGCTCAACCTCTTCTCTAATCGCTCTGATTTCTTTTTTAAGAGTAATGATTTCTTTCAGTTTTAATTGAACAGAAACCTCCCTACTCATCGAGATTATTTGAACAACAGGTTCTCGCTGCTTTCGCTTCATCGTTAAACATTCTCCCATTCGCCCGAAACGCTGTCGACTAAGCACATACCATCCGTGCCGCAAAAAGGGCATCCTATGCACCCCTCGCGATTCGCACAGTAGGTTTTTATCTTTTCGGCAGCTTTTATTAGCTCACCTTTTTCTTCGTTATCCTCAACGTCCTTATAGCCAAGCCGTTCCGCCCAGCGCTGCAACTTCTTATCGTTCTGGCAATCAATAAGCTCTAGCAGCTCTGCCACTATAAGAACATCTGAGAACTCTTCTTGCAAGGCAGTTCGCGCCTGCCCTGCGGTAATGGGCGTTGTGTTGTTGCTTAACCCTTCGGCGCGGATAAGCTTTAAAGCTGCCTGCGACAGCTCGGCAGCTTCTTCTGCAAGCTGCTCCAGAAGTTCACGTTCACTTAAAACACTGAGAACATACTCTTTATATTGATTCATTTTTCCACTCCTTTATTTTTCGTCCACACCAAGGACAATGCCATTGTCCAATATCTTCGATTACACTGCCGCACTTTTCACAACGATAAATCGGCAATACACCTTCGTAATGGCCCGTGTATATCATCTTTGTTCTACGGTCAACTTCACGCTTTAAAGCGCGGATATGAGCTGTGTAATTATTGATACGCATAATAGCTACTTTTCTAATCGTAACGCTCCACGTTCTACTCGCACGAAGTTTTTCTTCGCTTCTTTTGTACTTCAAACTCGAAATTTCTCTACGCAAATATTTTTGCGTTGCTGGCAGGCTATCCCACCACTTTTTACGCTTCAACGTCATTTGCCCTCCTCCTTCTCAATCGCAGCTCTGATGTTAGCAATTGCCTTGTGTAAGTAATCAACTTCACCGCTATCACGCCACATATTTAAGTTAAAATTAACAGCCGTGGCTAAATACTGTTGTTCCTCTTCACGTTGTCTATTCATTTTCCTCAACCTCCTTAGTATGTTAATCGTTCTAATTCTTTCCACTCATCCTCTGGAATTCCATACACGCCACCGTCAAGATGTTCATGCAATTTAGTAAGTGCAGTTGCAATTCGTGCCGTTTCCGGTGTCCATTCCGTCACGCCACTTATCTGCCTAAGCAAGATTTTTTCTTTATAGAGCAAGTCTTTCAATTTCACTCTTTTAATTTCCATTTTTCAACCTCCTTCAGCCTTTCACCGATAGCGCGTGCCACGCTCACTGTTACGCCGTTGCCAGCTTGTTTATACAATTGGGTATCGCTTATGCCTGCTGCTCTTGCCTTGTCAAAGTATTCGTCCGGGAAGCCTTGTAAACGCCAGCACTCTCGCGGAGTCAAGCGACGGATACGGATGTTGTCAGCCAACAAATTGTTTTCCTGCCAAGCGCTTATCGATAACGCAGG